GCCTTATACAGATGGAAGGGCAAAGCATTCGAGCAAGAGGCCAGCGAAGCCAAGGCAAGCAAACCGCACCAGAGTGGAACGCTGACCGGATCTGCTTTGGACATCTTAAAGGTTGCGAAAAAACTAACGGGGCATATCTGACAACCGCTGGCATTACCGGCCAGGTACGGGGTCAGCAGACAGTCAGCATGAAAGGCGAGATTGTGCGGCCAGACTTGGCGCTGATCGACGATCCGCAAACCAAAGAATCAGCCAGCAGTGAAACCCAGTGCAAAGCACGGCACGAAACGATGATGGGCGACATTCTGGGATTGGCCGGCCCATCACGGGAAATCTCAGCTATCACAACATGTACTGTGATTTACAAAGGCGACCTAGCTGACCGGCTGCTTGATCGTCAGCTGTCACCCAACTGGCAGGGCGACAAAATGCAGATGGTGACACGCTGGCCAGACAACTCAAAGCTATGGGATCAGTACGCCAGCATCCAAAGCCAAGACTACATAGACGGCGGCGACGGCTCAAAAGCCACCGCATTCTATGAGCAACACCAGGCAGAGATGGACAAAGGCGGGCGGGTATCTTGGCCGGCACGCAAAGGAAACGCACTGTCTGCGATTCAACACGCTTACGATTTGAAGATTCGTGATGAGTCAGCGTTTCAGGCTGAGTACCAGAACGACCCGTTAAACGACAACGACCAAATAGCGTTTGATCTGGTGGCCGAGCACATCAGCAGACGCACTATCCCAGTGAATCGCAACGAAATACCAGCAGAAGCCGAGACAGTTACAGCCTTTGTGGACGTTCAAAAGGAGCTCTTGTTCTTTTCGTTGATGGCTTGGACGCCAAGCGGGCGTGGCACCGTCATTGATTACGGCACCTGGCCGGATCAGGAAACCGCATACTTCACGAAAAGCAAACTACGCCGGCCGATGTCGAGCCTGCCGAGCTCAGTTGATCAGAACACTGACACTTATCACGCACTGGAATCTCTGGCGTCTGATCTGTTTGGCCGGCACTTGTACCGAGCGGATGGTGCAACGCTGGGTTTGCAGATGATGGCCGTTGATGCTGGTTACAGCGAATCAGCCGCAGCTGTGCGCAGATACTGCTCTGAAAGCCAGTTTAAAGGCATGATCCATCCTTCAATCGGTAAGTACATCGGGGCCAATCAGCTACCTTGGCAGCAATTCACGCAGGGAAAGCGGGACCAGCTCGGCACTCACTGCCGACTACAGCCACCAAAAACACGTTCTTTTGGTGTTCGTGAGCTGCTAATTGATACGAACTGGTGGAAGACTTGGGCCGCCGAGCGACTAATTGCCCCGATTGGTTCGGATAGGTCAATCAACCTATTCGACGCCGAACCGCATCAGCACCGGATGTTTGCCGAGCACTGCACGGCCGAAGATCCCACAATCGTAATTGGGAAGACGGGCAACCAAGTTATTGAATGGAAGCAGAACGCCGGCAAACCGAATAACGATTACTGGGATTGTCTAGTTGGGAATTGCTGCTTGGCCGGCTTGCTTGGCGTTACCGTCATGCCCGAAGCGAGGAAGCAGCAGAAGAAGCGCAAACCCAATAGCAGGGGAAAAGCCAAGTTGCTGGGGCGTGCTAAACGCCAATAGTGTAAAACTGTCCACGATTTGATAGGATATGTGTCATGGATTGCGAACCAAAGAAAACCGAGCTCGAAAAGTTAGCGGAACAGCCCAAATCTGTTACCGGTGATCAGGGTGCATGGGTCAACCATTCACTGAAAGAGCAGATCGAACTGGACCGTTACGAGGCCAGCAAAAAGGTCAGAGGGTACCCAGCAATCTATAAAGGCCGCTTCCAGCCGCCAAGCGCAAGGGGCAACTGATGGGCAAGCCAATCAAAGCAAGCTACGACGCTGGCGGATACGACCAGGACAACGCAAACCACTGGTCATTTGCGAATGGTGCATCTGCTGACGCTAGTGGCTCACCACTAGTCCGGCAGAACATTCGGAACCGAGCACGCTACGAAGTGCTCGAGAATAACAGCTACGGGCGGGGCATTCTCGAGACTCTGAGCCAAGACACCATAGGCACAGGGCCGAGACTGCAACTTCACCTGCCAGAACCCCAAGCCGCAGGGATCGAGCGGGAATGGGGTTATTGGTCGCAGGCTTGCCGGCTTTCGGACAAACTGCGGACGATGGTCACGGCCAAGACAGTAGACGGCGAAGCAATTGCCAAGATCGTCACCAATCCGCCAATTCCAGCAGATGTCAAATTAGATATTCAACTGGTAGAGGCTGACCGGTTGACTGCACCTGGCGGGGTTTGGGATACGCCAGACTACATTGATGGCATTCATTTGGATGAATACGGTAATCCTCGAGCCTATGACATTTTGCGAGTACATCCCGGCTCACCTGATGCAACCAACCTGCTGCAATTCAACACGTTCAGACGTGACCAGGTCATTCACTTCTACCGACAAGACAGACCAGAGCAGCACCGGGGTATCTCGGAAGTTGTGACAGCTTTGCCGCTGTTTGCGTTTATGCGACGGTTCACGCTGGCAACCGTTGCAGCAGCGGAAACCGCAGCTAACCATGCAATGGTTTTGCAAACTGACGCACCGGCCTCGGCTGTGGACGAGGAACTAGCGTGGGAAACCGTAGAGCTGCGACGGAACGCAGCAACGGTTCTGCCAAATGAATACAAGCTCGGGCAGGTATCCGCAGAGCATCCAGCAACGACCTACCAGATGTTTAAACGTGAGATCCTGAACGAAGTCAGCCGGTGCGTCTGTATGCCGTACAACGTCGCTGCTGCGGACTCGTCAGGATACAACTACGCATCTGGCCGGCTCGATCATCAAGTATATGATCGGGCGTTACGAGTAAATCAAAGCCGCATTGAGCAGCACGTCCTAGACCGACTGCTCGGTGATTGGCTACTCGAGTCGGCACTGCTTGGCATGTTGCCGGCTGCTATGGCTTCTGACGTACTTGATGCAGCGGCACGTTTTGGCACTGGTGGCGTTGCAATGCGAATCCCGCATAGTTGGGAATGGGACAAACGCCCCCATGTTGACCCAGGCAAAGAAGCCACAGCACAGCGAACCCGCTTACAATCCGGCACAACCAGCCGAGCTCATGAGATGAAAGAATCAGGGCTCAACATGGACGAGATTGACGCACAGGCAGCGGCGTCATTTGGTTACGTTGGCGAGGACGGACTGCCGGACGTTGAGAGTTACCGGAAGGTGCTTGGAGCGTCGCTGTTCAGCAATGGCAACGCAGTTGTTGCGGAAGAACAAGACACAGAAGAAACAGAGGCAGACAATGACGGGCAGAGCGAAACGGAACAAACGGAACCAACAGACGATCAGGTTTAACGCTGGGCCGCTCGAGATTAAAGCGGCTGATGGTGAAAACGGATCGCCAGAGTTTACAATGCAAGCATACGGCGGGGGCCGTTTGCACCTAGGGAACTTCCCACATCCGGCGGTGATAGCTGCCGAAGGTGTAGAGGTTCATGGCGGAGCGGACACAATACCAATTCTGCGGGATCACGACGGCAAGCGGCCGGTTGGCCACGGCAAGCCAATTGTTGCCAGTGATTCATTGCAGGTAGAAGGAACAATCAGTCAAACGTCTGACGATGCAAAGCAGATCATCGAGGCAAGCCGGAACGGCTACCCGTGGCAAGCAAGCATTGGCGGGCGAATGACAGAAAAGCCAACCTTCGTAAAGGCTGGCAAATCAGTAACAGTAAACGGCAGAAGGCAAACTGGTCCTGTCTATGTCGTTAAAGCGTTTATGTGGACCGAAACAAGCGTTGTGAGTGTGGGAGCGGACGCAGACCGTGCCACGACCTCAATTGCAGCAACTTCAGACCCAAAGGGTTTAGATATGGACTTTCAGGAATGGCTCGAAGCCCAGGGTTTCGAGGATGTCAGCGACACACAGCGCCAGACATTGCGGGCAGCATACGACGCAGAGCACAAGAGCGATGACGCTATTGAGTTAGACAAGCTCAAAGCATCTAACGCACTTGATGAAATGCGTGCCGAGGCTGTCACCGTCAGCAAAGAGCTGAAGAAGATCAGCCGAATCTCTGCACAGTACGGGGATCGTTGCGACGATTCTTTGATTGACAGCCTTGAAGCCAAGGCACTTACCGGCAAAATCTCAGCCGAGACTTTTGAGCTGGAACTGCTAAAGGCTTCCCGCCCTTTGCCGAATGGGTCTGGCACCGCTCCAACCTACGCCGGTGCGGATTGCAACGCCATCACTGCGGCTCTGTGCAATAGCATCGGGATGGACGAGGAAAGCGTCAGCAACTCGCTCAAAGCAGAAGTGGGCGTGAAAGCGGCCGAGAAAGCAATGAACGACGCTGCAACCCTTCGAGGTTTCAACGTCCACAAGCTGATTCATACTGTGCTTCACGCACACGGCCGGAGCGTTTCGCCTGGTCAGGGTATTGATGACAGCGTTTTGGCGTCTGCACTTGAGTGCGGTTCAAACATTCGAGCATCGGCCGGATTCAGCACCGTCAGCCTTCCCGGCATTCTCAGCCGTGTTGCTAATAAGGCAATGCTTCAGAGCTACAACGATGGAATGGGCGTTGCCCGTGAATTCTGTGCAGAAACCGACACAACTGACTTTAAGCAGTTTGACCGGTACCGCATGACAGAAGCGGGTGACTTTGAAGAGCTGGGAGCAACTGGCGAAATCAAAAGCAGCACGCTAACCGAAGAGACTCTGAGCAATCAGGTCAAAACTTACGGTCGTATGTTTGGGATTACCCGTCAGATGCTCATCAATGATGACCTTGGCGCAATGCTTGCCATTCCTAGCCTGTTGGGCAAGATGGCGGCCAGAACATTGGAGAAGTCGGTGATTAGCCTGCTTGCCAATGCTTCCACTGGTGCAGCGTCAACTAACTTTTTCTTCAGCACATCAAGTGCAAAGAAAAAGGCCAACTATGCAGCCGGTGCGGCTACAGCGTTGGACATTGATGCACTCGGAACGGCTTACAAGCTGTTTTTGGATCAAGTTGATAGCCAAGGCAACCCAATCATGGTTGAGCCTAGTCTTCTTCTTGTGACCAACAAGAACGCAGTAAACGCTCGCAAGCTGTTCAACGATGCAGCGTACAGGTTCACCAACGCCGACACCAAGGAAACGACAGAAAACCAGTGGCAAGGAATGTTCCGCCCATTGGTCAGCCCTTTCCTGAGTCAGTTGGCAACCACCGAGGACGAGTATTACTTGCTCCCAACCCCAAGCGATACAGCAGTGATCAACATTGCTTACCTCCGTGGGCAACGGTCGCCTGTAATCTCGCAGTCTGACGTAGACTTCAACCAGCTTGGCGTTCAGATGCGTGGCGTGTTTGACTTTGGTGTTGCGCTTTGGGATCAAAGGTTGGCCGTCAAAATGGCCGGTCAGTGATCGTTTTTTACCCTTTCAATTGATCCCTACGAGGACTAAATAAAATGGCTAATCAGTTTAAACAACATGGCGTTTTCGCCGATTACACGCCGGGAGCGGCAGTGACAGCTGGCGACATCGTCAACGGTGTTGGCATTGGTGTTGGTGTTGCTGACAACGACATTGCAGCCAACGAGCTTGGCGCAGTGCGTGTTGCTGGCGTTTACTTGATCGAGAACCCAGACGATACCGCATTCGCACAGGGTGCAACTGTCGGCTGGGATGCTACCGCCAAGAAAGCTGTTGCCGGCGGTGCTGGTGACTACGACATCGGCAAGGCTTACGCAGTCTATGTTGCAGGCGTTTTGTCGGTCGAAGTTGCCATCAACGGCGCAGTCGGCTGATGAACCTGCTAGCGAAAGCGGCAGGGTATTTACAAAGCCGCATGATTGAAAGTGCATCCGAATCCGTGCGGTATATCCGTGCGGGGGTGGTGTACGACATGCGTGCGGTAGTTGGGCAGCTTGTCACTGATCAGACAGACGTTAATGGTTTTGTACTCCGAACCGTTACACGGGATTTCACAATCTCGCAGTCAGCGTTTACCTGGTCAGATGACAACAAGCCCAAGCGAAATGATGAAATCTGGCAGCTTGTAGACGGCTATTGGCATGTCTTCACTGTCAACGGTGACAGTTTCGCAACAGCACACTACGAAGAGAGCGACGCCTATGGCGTGGCTTTTAGGATACATACGAGGAAGGATCGGGAAGTTGCCGCTTGACGCAAAACTTGGACGAGAGTTAGCAACACGAATTAATGCAGCCTACACGGGTCGCATTAAGAG